ACTATATGGCTAATTCGTGCCAAGATAGTGTCTAAAAAAAGGCTACCGAGTACACTTCTATACACAATAAACCCTAGATATATCGTGGGTTATAGAGAGAGTGGTCCCACAGCACACACGAGTGTTCCTCAGGACCGATCTGATGTTTCTGTTAGACCACTATTAGTAGAACATAACATTAATCTATCTAACATAACTAACTTAATAAAAGAAGTTGCTGATAAAGGAGGAGACCAATCTAAAATAGTTAGTGTTTTAAGTAGCCTACCCCGCAAGACTTTAATTAAAGCAGTAGAAGATAAAGACAATCCATACTATTGTAGTCTAGCTCTTAAAGAACAAGATAGAAATGGTGTGAAGCTGGTGGCTATACCAAGAAACATAGTAGATAATGTTCGAAAAAAGACACACTTTGGTTATCAGAATGTAATCAATAAAAGAAAGGATAAGATTGCCAGGCAGACCAAGACAGAAAGTTTTTTGTCAGAGCTTAACAAGAAAAAGCATACGTGAGGGAAAACCTAGAAACTGTTTAGCAAAAGGTTATTTATGTGCTAATGGTAAGTACCTATGTAGATTTCATGGCTATAATAATATACTAGGGTTTAATAAACCAAACTATACAGATGAAAAAAGAATTAACCAACTCAAAGCACTCTACCAATTCAGAAATAAAACAAGAGAACAAGTCCAAGAATACTATTACTCCACTGTTAAACCCAAGCTCCTTAACCGAGAAAAATCTATCTATAATAGAAGAGCAACTCGTAAGAGGTCTAACACTTTCAGAAGTTTTGGATCAAAAGCAGTATCAGTTCAGCTTGATGAAGTTCTACGCTTTTTTAAAGAAAAATCCAGAGATAGAGAGTAGAGTTATTGAAGCTAGAAAACTTGGTGTCCAAACTTTAATTGATAAGATGTTGCAAATATTCCAACATCAAGAAGTAGAAAATCCTAATCAAATCTTATGGATCAGAGAGAAAACAAAGTTCATTCAGTATCTTGCTGGACATTTAACTGATCTCTATTCTAATAATAAGGTACAGAATATTAAATCTGATACAAGTCTAAAGGTAAGTTGGGAGGATAGTCAGGATCTTATTGATGTAAGTACTGCCGAAACAGTACCTACACCACCAAAGGATTAATTAAAGAACTATATATGCTTGTATTAATTTATTTTGTGTAAATCCTCTTGATTTAGAATGTATTTCAATTCCACAATCAGAAAGAGGGTAATCATTATCTTTATCAAGAATATCATTTATCTTAGTTCTATATTCTAAAGCTAAATTACCTTCTGGATGATTAGATACATCTGTACAATATTCTTTTGGTAAAATACTTAACCTTTTTAAATAATAATCACTTCCATAACAACTTTTATTGCCACTTGTATATTTTAATATCCATTTAATTCTTTTCATAATTTTAGGATACCATTTTTCATTTTTCCAACCCTCTATTTTATAATGTTGAGCCATTTTATACCCCTTTGTTTTTTGTTTTTATAATGAGTATATATAACACCTTGTACACTCAATATATTTAATAGAGTTAATCTAGCTAACTCTTTTAAATTATTTTTACCACTTGCTATCAAAGTATTTTGATAAGTGTCTTTGTAATTTTTCATCATGTTTTTTCTTTTCATCTTTATAATATTGATACCCAAACACTACAACGGCAGTTAGTATAATTAATATTAATTGCTTTTCACTACTCATTTTTTACCTTTCATTATTGCTTCAAATATTTCAGTTGCCATATCTACTTTACCAAGTAAATAATGGTCGTGAAAATCCTCACATAAATTAATATTGTCTATGTCAGTATTGTCTAAATGCTCTTGGCATATATCTTTTATTATTTGTATTTGCTTCTCGCTACTCATTAATACCCTCTTTTATTATTTTAAAATCATTTAAATTACATTCCATGTTGTTCTCATGGCAAGTTTTTACATGATCATTTATTTGTGCTTTTGCTTCTTCAAGTGTTTGAAATTCATCTGTATTCCAAATACTTTCCCAACCAAATAAAGTTTTATTTAATACTTTATATTTTTTTAGTTTCTCGCTGCTCATTCATCCCCTCTCTTTTTTTGATCTCGTTCTTTTAGGAAGTCTACTACATTAGCTGCCAAGTGAGATCCATTTGTTTTACTGATATATTTAAACGTATTTACATTGTCGATCTTATCTTGAGCTTGTTGCATTGTGTCATTGATATTAAAGTTAAATCCGTACTTATCTTTTAATATCTTTAAGACTGATACAAAGTATTTAGATTTCATATTTTACTCCCATTTTATTATTTTTTTTTCTGTAAAATTTCCAATTACTATTGTTGGCAATATCTTGATGAATTTTAATTCTAATTTTATCAGCTTGTAAAAAAAGATTTCTAATTTCATCTGATATATTAGCTGTTGTATTGAGTTGATTAATTGCATTAAACCAATCTGCCATTAGTTCAGCTTCTTCTTGTGTATATTTAGCTTTCATCATTACCCCCTAAGATTATATATGTAAAAAGCATATAAATTAAGATCATTGGTATTGCTTCAAGTATAAACATTATTCCCCCTCATGTTTTAATTGTCCTAAATACTCAGGTGCTGCAACTAAAAATGGTTCTACATATTTAGTTTTTACGCAACCTTCCTCAATTAAATAATTGTATGCTTTCTTTTTTTCTTTAACATCATCTAAATATATTCTGATAATGTTTTTATGTGGTCTAGTTACTATCATTTTTTACCCCTTGTTGTTTTTATATTTATATTAACCATTTTGGTTTTATTGTCAATTAATAATTTTCTTTGTTGTATATGCTTTGATTATATCCGACAACAAAACCTAACAACTCCTCTTTGTTGCTAAATCTTTTTATGTCTCTACAATATTGATTATAACCATTATTAATTGAATACTTATTAAAGCAAACACCATCTTTTAAAATGTCCTCTTTTTTAAGGTGTCCATAACCATGCTTTTTAAGATTGTTTTCAAACTCTTTGCATTGGTTTGCATAATAGTATTTGTTTTGACCTTTTAAAGTAAAGTTAATATTTTCTTTGTTAAGTTTAAATAAAAGCTCTGATCTCTCCATGAATAGATCATGATTTGAACTTTTTTCTAAAATAACTTCTATTTCCTTAACTCTATTTTGCATCTTTGTTTTTTGTTTTTTGTTCATTATTTCCCCTCCATTCTTGATATGTGAAGCTCTTTAAATGATTGAAAAAGCATATCACAAAAATATTGATAATTTTTGTCTTGCATACAAATGTCAATTTTTTTATCTATTTTTGACACCATAGATTTACTAATATAGTCTTTCCAATAATCCTCCTCATAATGGAATTGACCTTTAGTTTTAACAACTAAATATTTAGCAAATCTTTTTATTTGTTTTTTGTTCATTGTTTTTTCCTCTGTTGTTTTTGTTTTCATAAATTACCATAATGGTTATTGTAATAGAGTTCAAATAATTTGTGTTCAAAATGGGTCAAGATATTAGTGTGATATTTTTGCAACAGGTGTTAAAAGTAAATATGAGATACGTTTATAATATTAAAGATGAGCAAGGCAAAGAAGAAGTAATCCAAGCGATGAGCTTCAAGAAATGTTTAAAGCAGCTAAACAATAAATATAAACCTAATGAAGTAATACAAGTTAAGTACACCAATAAAAAAGATCATGAGCTTTTAAAATATGTAAAGATTAAAAGGGTTGAATAGATCCTATTCTAATACATCAACGAAGTTTTATTTTCTCGCATATATAATCGGTAAGTAATATTGACCTATATCTTTCCGATAATTGATTGTTATCGGTAATCATAAGTTATTATTACACATATTTGGTTATGACATTGCTATTTTGTAAATGCTATACCCCCCCTATACCCCTAGAATGACCCGCACTTTATTATATATATATACATGGGACTCGAGGACACCCTTACACAGTCAGTCATCTACACACAGTTTCAGATGTGATTATAGCCATACCTCAAAAACAACCCACCATCTTATTCACCTTGCCAGACCTCCCTTTAAATTAAATAGTAATTACTATATGTAGTATGATATGTGGGACTACATACAAGATGATTTAACTTCAGTTGTTTTAATTGATGAAAAGACAAACACCTTAACCATTAAGATATATGGGTTAGGCAGCAAAGATAGTGCAGAGACTTTTGCACAATACACGATGAGCTTATTACAGTTTGATTATAATTCTACTGGCTATAGTATGCCTAGCAAGATGATACACTAGATATGGATATTAAAATACCTTACACCCCTAGAAAGCACCAAGCCTTCTTACATAATGAAATATCTAAACATAGATGGTCAGTATTGGTTTGTCATCGTAGGTTTGGCAAAACAGTATGTATGATCAATCACTTAATTAGGTCAGCACTATTGTCCAAAAATAAGAACCCAAGATATGCCTACATTTCGCCAACATTCAAACAAAGTAAATCAATCGCCTGGGATTACATGAAACAGTTTACTGCGAAGATACCTTACACCAAGTTTAATGAAACAGAGCTAAGGGTAGATTTACCCAATGGTTCAAGAATAACTTTACTTGGGTCGGAAAACTCCGATGGGTTAAGGGGTATCTACCTAGATGGATGTGTGATTGATGAA